TATCCAGACACATCTGTAGCTTGCAGAAAGATGCAGGAACTTAATGAAGAAGAATTGAAAGAGTATTATAAAAATCTTAGAACAGAAATACAGTAAAATGAACAGTTTGGAACTTACTGACAAAAAGGAACAGTTAAAAAGAAAAGCAGAAGCTATAATAGCTGGTGCTGAAAAGGAATTGAGAAAACTAAATGACAAAGAAAACAATGAAATCAATTCCATCAAGAAAGAGATGGCAGATATAGATGAAGATATGAAAAAAATCGAAGAAGAATCGAAAAGAAATTTTAAACAAAAAACAAATAGTAAATCTATGGAAAAATTTTCATTGCTAAAAGCTATCAATGATGTAGCTAACAACAGACAATTAGATGAAAAAGCACAGGAAGTAGTTGCTTCTGGTATTTCAGAAATGCGCAAAGCTGGACAATCTTATAGTGGGCAAATTGTATTGCCAATGGAACAAAGAGCAGACATACAGGCAACTGTTGCTACTGCTGGTCAAGAGAATGTAGCAGAGGATAAATTAGGCATATTAGAACCATTAAGAGCCAATTTAGTATTGGTACAAGCTGGTGCATCTTATATGACTGGATTAATTGGTAATGTATCTATTCCAGTATATTCTGGCAGTAATGTTGGTTGAACTGGTGAAATTGATGCTGCTGCTAATGGTGCAGGTACATTCAGTGAAGTAACATTAGATCCTAAGAGATTGACTGCATACATTGATGTATCAAAACAATTCCTTATACAGGATTCAAATAGTGCAGAAGAAATGTTGAAACGTGATATAGTTGCTGCTATTTCAAATAAATTGGAAGCTACTATTTTAGGTAGTGAAGCAGGATCTACTACTAAACCTGCTGGTTTATTCAATGGTGTAACTGCTGATGCAGCTTCTATTACATTTGCTGATATTGTAGGTATGGAAAGTACTTTGGAAACAGCCAATGTAAGTGGAAACATTAAATACATTGTTTCACCTGCTGCAAAAGCAGTATTGAAAACAACTGAAAAATCTGCAACAAGTGGAATATTCCTTATGGAAGATGGTGAAGTTAATGGTTATCCAGTTCTTTCTACATCTGCTGTAGCAAGTAAAGGTGTAATTATGGGTAACTGGGCTGATTATGTAATTGGTCAATGGGGAGGCATAGACCTTACAGTCGATCCTTATACACAGGCAGCTAGTGGTAAAGTAAGATTGGTTATCAATGCTTATTTTGATGCTAAACCACGTAGAACAGCATCATTTGTAAAGAAAATATTGAAATAGTAATATTCATTTAAGCTATGTATGTAACGCTTTGTGAAGCTAAGAAACATCTGTTGGTTGATTCTTCATTTACAGAAGATGATGAATACATACTGGCTTTAATTGATGTAGCAGAAGATGCAGTGGCAGTAAATCTAAATACTACACTGGACAGCATAACAGTAGGTGGTGTTTTACCATCTGCTGTTAAAGCTGCTATACTTTTATTAGTTGGTAACTTATACACTAACAGAGAGCCTGTAGCCTATACTTCTGTAAATAAAGTGCCTTATACTTTTGACTATCTTATATCATTATATAAAAATTATCTGTAATAATGAGAGCTGGACTATTAACAGAACCTATTACCATTAGAAAAGCAACAGTTTCTAAAAATGCCTATGGGCAGGAAGAAACAGTTTGAAGCAACTATATAATTACTAGAGGTAATGTAGTTTACAATTCTGGTAATAGAATCACAGAAAATCAGGAAATTATAAACACCTATACAGTAACATTTACTGTTAGGAGTTATCATAAGATAGATGAGTTTATGCGTATTTTATGGAAGAAGAAAGAATACAGAATATTATCCATAGAAGAAGATAAGAAAAAACAATCTATTGATATAATAGGAGAATTGATAAATGGATAGTGCCAAAGTAGAATCGACACAGATACTTCAACTGTTTGCAGAATTGAACAGTAAGAGGCAGAAACAGGTACACAGACAGGCACTTAAACAGGCTACTGCCATACTGGTCAAAGAGGTTAAAAGCAATTTCAGACAGGTAGTAAAAAAGCCAAATGCCAGAAACAGATGAAATGGCAAGACCTTCATTTCTGGTATCAGATCTTCTATTAATAGAGAAGTTACAGAGGGTAAAGTTCATATAATGGGTGATTTTAGATTAAAATTCTTTGAACTGGGAACAGTAGAAAGATTTAAAAAGAAAACCAAAGGCAGACCTTCAACAGGTAAAATTAGTGCCTATTATTTCTTTAAAAGAGCCAGAGAAGCAAAGGAAACTGAAATAACCAACAGTATGAATGACATAATTGCAAAGTCAATAGAAAAAGTAAATGGAAAGTATAAAGGTAGGTAAAGAAATATATTCACTATTAAATGGTAATGCTGATTTGACAGCTTTAGTAAGCAACAAAATCTATCCTATAATTGTGGAAAAAGATACAACATATCCATTTATAGTTTATAAGAGAAGCAGTATTATTCCAACATACACTAAGGACTTTCATTTAAATGATGAAGTAATAGTAGATATAGTTTGTGTATCTAACAGCTATACAGAAAGCATAAATGTAGCTGGATTAGTACGAAATACATTAGAAGATAAAAGAATACAGGGCATACAAAGCATAAAATTAGATTCTGCTGATGAAGATTTTATAGATGATGCCTATGTACAGACATTAAGTTTTAATTTAAAAATAGCATAATAATATGGGAACATCTATTAATGGTAGTGATTTGATGATGTTTATAGATACTGATACTACAGGAAGTACACCTGCTTATAAATCTATAGCATTTGCAACAAGTCACAAACTTTCTATTTCTGCTGAAACCACAGAAACCAGTTCTAAAGATACAGGTGGTAAATGGGTAGCAAAAGCAGTAAGGAAACTAAGCTGGAATATGAGTACAGACAATCTTTATTCTTTGGATGGAGCAGGTCAGAAGTATTCAGACCTTTTTGATCTTATGACAGCCAGAAAAGAGATTAATGTAGTATTCAGTTTAGAATCTGGATATGCTACAAAGGCAGATGAAGTACCAGCAGCAGGTTGAGCACCACTAACAACTGGACAATATAAAGGGAAAGTAGTAATCACTTCTTTGGAATTAAATGCACCAAATGGAGATAACGCAACATTCACAGCTTCATTTGAAGGTGTGGGAGCATTAACAAAAGCCTAATCCAAAAGCCTTTATATCTCTTTTATAGAGGTGTAAGGGCTTTTTTTATATATCAATTATGGAAATAACAATACAAGACAAACCATATAAAGTAAAGAATACTGTGAGAGCAATATTCATATTTGAACAAATCACAGGAAAGATCTTTAAACTTGAAAAGATGATGGACTTTTATATCTTTTACTATGCAATGATCATAGCCAACAATAAAGATACAAATTTGACCTTTGATGAGTTTATTGATGCCTGTGATGAAGATCTAAGCATAGTGCAAAAGTTTCAAGAATATATGGAAAAGGAAACTGCAAAAAACTCACAGTTTAAGATGGAAGAGGATTCAAAAAAAAACTAATATCAATTGCAGAACTGTATAGTATGATAGTAGTGGAATGTGGTATATCACCAGACTACTTTTTAGATGAAATGCAGTGGTATGAAATTGATGCCTGTTTGAAAGGGCTTTATAATAAGAACAAAACCAGTTGGGAACAAACAAGAATGATAAGCTATATAATTGCACAGGTAAACAGTACCAAACATCTAAAGCCTACAGATATTCTTTCATTTAACTGGGATAAGGCAGAAGAATCTAAAGAAACAGTAATGACAGATAATGATATTGAAAGACTAAAGAATAAATCATTACAAACTATAAATTTATTACAGAATGGCAGACCTAATAACTAGACTACTGTTAGAAACAGGAAATTTTGATAACAATCTGGGTAAATCCAGTAAACAGATAAAGGACTTTGAGGGGAAAATACAGGATTTTTCTGGCAAGGCTGTAGGCTATTTCAGTAAGTTTGCTGGTGGAATTGGAGCAGCTATTACAGTTGGTGAAGCATTTAACAAGACAATGCAATCCAATCAAACCACATCTGACCTGCTGGAAAACTCTATAAATGCAGCAAAAGATTCTGTAGATAATTTCTTCTATGCTTTGGGTACAGGTGATTGAAGCAGTTTCAGAAATGGACTGCTGTCAGCTTACAAGGATGCTTTTAACCTGTCCAATATGATAGATGATTTGAATGATAAGATATTATCACTGACTTATATTAATGCAAGAGATTCAGCAGAAATGGCTAAATGGGAAGAAATAGCCAGAGATACCACAAAGTCAGCAAAGGAAAGAAAAGAAGCTATAAAAAACCTACAGAAAGCACAGGATGATCTGGTCAGGTCTGTTGGATCTACAGACAAATCAAAAATGAATGTAATGCTTACTGGCTTAAATGATAAGACTGGTTTAAAATACAGTAGAAATGATATTGAAAACTTTGTTGCAAATACCAATTTCAATGGTGGAAAACAGGCAGAAGAATATAAGAAAGCATATAAGAATTATACTTTGCTTAGCCAGTCAATGAATAATCAGTATGATACCAGAAGTATCAGAGAAAGAGAAAGTGTTTTGAATAATTACAAAAAACAGAATGAATACGCCATAAAGCAGGGTTATTTGTTGGAACAGAATGACAAGCAAAGAAAAGCTATGGTAAATACACTGATAGAAATAAACAATGGAGAACAGCAGATCTATCAGACACAACAGCGTATTAACAAAGTATCCAGAACTGTAAACAAAACAGACCAGCCTAAAACAACTAAAGTTACTGTAAAACCAAAAGTTGATGAAAAAGCAACAGCAGGATCTTTAGCTGAACTTGATCAACAACTGACTGAATGAAAAACAAAATTTAATAATGCAGCCACTTATGAAGCAAGAGTAGCAGCAGATAAAATGATAAAGGAACTGGAAACTAAAAAGATACTTCTGAAAGTAGAAGTTACTTATGGCAAAGCAAGTGATTTAAAGAAAATAGCAGATGGTTCTATTATAACAATGCCAGCCATTAAAGGTAAAAATCCAAATGAAGCATTAAATGATATAATTAAGCCAATTGATACATCAACAATAGACAGTAATTATAAATATGCTGATTCCTTAACT